CTGTTGCCAGTTGCGCCGCCGCCACCGCTGCCGCAACCGAAACTCGCATTCCATTCCGTCCCATTGCCGCCTACGGCCCCTACGGCCCCGCCAGCAACGCCAGCAGAGCCGTTCGCCCTGCCGCCCGCGCTTGCACTCAATCCACCATCCAAAGCAGTGCCGCCAGCGCCGGAGGGCCCAGCCGCGCCGCCGCCGCCGGCGCCGCCGGTAAAGCCGCTGCTCGTCGAGCCGCCATTGCCACCCGACCCGGCGCCACCACCGCCGCCCACTCCTCCGGTATAAGTAAGGCCATTCTGCCCGGCGAGAGCGCTCGCCATAAAGCTTCCACCCCAAAGCGCGATGCGCGTTGGATTGCCCGAGCCGCCCGCCGCAACGGTAATCGTAAGGGGAAAATTGCCACCAGCCTGAATTGCCCCGCTACCCGCCGCGTACTGTCCACCTCCGCCGCCGGGGCCGGGAAAATTGGAATAAAAAGGGCCGCCATTTCCGCCCGCCCCAACAGCCTCATAGGTGGCGGCAACACTGTCTTGCCACCCGGCAGGCGCGGGCCAACTTGTGTTGCCAATGAAGGTGAAAAAGACCTGGGTCACGATGAATAATACTCAGCCAGATACGCCACATCCTCTAAGGTCAACGGATCTTCGTAATTGCTGCGCGGCGCTTTGACGATGTAGGTTGACCCGTCATCGACCGGCAGCGTTTCGGCCAAAGGCGTAACTTCGGGATCGACAGGATCTTCAGGCAGTGTGCAAGTTATCGCCTGCCAGCACGGATCATCCAGTTCGCTGTCATCATCGGGGTCGATCACTACGACGACCTGCCCGCTCGCGGCGTGCATAACGATGCCGATGTAATCCCTAGGCATCTCAAGTCCTCATCGCCAGAATGGTAATCCCGAGGTTGGCCAAAGTGGCGTCCTGCGTCGCCGGGGCGACAAGCCGCATCACGTCGCCGGCAGCAAAGCTGGCTCCGGCTCCGGTGAAAGTCGACGTCGAAGCCCCGGCGGCGAAAGTGATCGTGCCGATAGTTGTCGGGGTGGTCGAACCGAGTGGAATTCTGGCCAGCGTGAACGCCGCTGACGACGTGGCGGTCGTCGCCGCGAAGCCGCGCGAGTTAACGAGATTGGCGGCGACCGTGCAGGCGATCGCCATCGGCACAATGACGATCTGCCCCGCGCTTGGCTGACCAGAAAACGGAAAGGCGATCGGCAATTGCTGCACCGCCGCCGGCAGATTGGCGTAAGCCAAGGTCGGCAACGGGTGAACGTGATCGGCGCGCGCCCAAGTCGTTCCGACGCCGACCGCCGCCGTGCCTAATGCCGCTGGCGTCGTGGTAGAAGCGACCGGAACCGCCGCTGTGACTTGCGCCGCCGTCTGATAGCCGGATGGGTTGCTTGCCGCGTAGCGCGTCGTGTCGCTCGGATGGACGTGATCGGCGCGCGCCCAGGTGGTCCCGGTTCCGACCGCCGCCGTTCCGTCCATCGAAGGCGTGGTCGACGAAGCGACCGGAAGGACCGCCGTGACTTGCGCCGCTGTCTGGTAGCCGCTCGGATTGCTGGTCGGGTAATAATTGGCGAGCGTCGCTGTCCAGTCGGTGATGTCCGTGTGGGCGAGGTGCGCCCACGCCGCGCTCTTGCGCGCATAGGCCGTGCCATCGTTGGGCGCGTCGGCGATACCGCCCCCGCCGCCGGTCGGAACCACCACCCAAGCAGCGTTCTCGCGACCGTACAATTGCCCATCAGTCGGCGCTTCCGGGATCCCGCCGCCACCACCGGCCGGCGTGGCCCAGGTCAGAACGCCTGAGCCGTTGGTCTGCAGAAATTGCCCGTTCGATCCGCCGAGCAGAATGAAATTGCCGATGCTGATGGCGAACGTGCCGTTGACCGCCAGCCCGCCATTGGCGTTGAGGGAGCCAGTGACGGTCACGCCATAACTGAAAGTCGCCACGCCAGTGTTACGCGCGATGGTGAGCGCCGCGCCCTTATTCGTCCCGGCGTCACTGAAGAAATCGAGCTCGAAATTCGAGCCGAGATCGTTCCCGAGTTCGGCATTGACGTTGGCGAGCTGCATTTGCCAGCGCGGCACCCCAGCGGAAGTCTGCGCCATGATCGCGGCGCTGCCAGCCGAAGGCTTGTTGAGCAGAAGATTAGGCGTGTTGCCGATCGGGCTGTTGATCGTCACCTGATTGCCGAACGTCGCCGCGCCGGTCGCCCGATTGATCGAAAGGGCGACCGGAAGAAACGAGCCCGCATCAGAAATTGGCGTAAGGCTGAAATTCGACCCGGCGTTCGAACCGCTCTCGGCAGTCTGATCGCCGAGCGTTAGCGACCAACGATAACTGATCGTCCCCACCCCGGTCCCACCGAGAACGGACCGAATAGCGCCAACAGCGCCGGTCAGAGCCAGCATATTGCTGCCTTGAATGAAGACTGGCCCGGTGACGGTGCCGCCCGTTGTCGGCAAATAAGGGCCGCCGAGCGGCGTCCACGCCTCGCTGTTGCGAACGTAAGAAACGCCGTTGTTCGGAGCTTCCTCGACGCCGGTGGCTTCAGCCGCCCCGATCGCCGCCCAAGCCCCGCTCTGCCGGGCATATTGCAATCCATCAAGCGGCGCTTCGCTGACTATGCTCGGCTGGATCTGCACCCATTGGGCGTTGTTGCGGCCAAAAGTCTGCCCGGTGGTCGGCGCTTCGGGAACGCCAGTCGGCGGCGGCACCACAGCCCAGGCGTTGTTCTCGCGCGCATAGAGGTTGCCGTCCGCGGGCGCGTCGCCAATACCGCCGGTATTCGCGGAGGCGAAGGCGACCTGGGCGTCGATAGCGTCGAGATCGGCGTTGAGCTTCGCGCCCCAGGTGGTCGGGCTGGCCCCGACTTCCGGCTTGACCCAGCCGTAATGGGTAGTGGTCGTGTCAGCCATCTCTCACCCCGTGCAAAGCGGCGCAGGCTTCCACAGCGGGCCGCCCGATAGATTGCCCGACAATTCGATAGCCGGCACGACAAGACCGCCCCTCAGTTCGCCCGCGCGCCGGATCGCGCCACCGAGCGTCACCTGCGGGACGAGCGCGCTTTTGCGCAGCTCGCCGCGACGGCGCACATCGGCATTGAGCGCGACGCTCGGCCCGAGATTGCCGGAAACATCGGCGTAGGTGACGTAGTTGCAGTCGACGCCCGGGCCTTGGGCGCGTATCCAATCACCCGTAGGTCCACCCTGATATCCCCAATTGACGCCATTCCGCACCACACAGGGGCGATTTCCATAGAACCAATAATTAGGGTCGTTGGTTTGTATTGTTATAGTGAAATTAAGTTGTCCATAATAATCGCTGCCGTAAAGTTGGAACGGTTCAATCACATCGCTCCAGCAGAACTGACCATCGGTCGCGTTGGTTAGATCAACGGTGGCTTGCGCCACCGTGTTAGTTCCTGCGATTGTAGTATAGAGCGAATAGAGCGTTACCGTGACCGGCCCGCCAGGATTGGGAATAACGTCATCGTTCGTCGGGGTGTTTATCCTTGTAGAAGGGCCGGCCATGCAACCCAATTGGTTAAACCACATCGGGCCGGTCGAAGGATCTGGACCAACTATTTGACTATTACCAAGGGTAAACCCAATTGCAGTCAGTTCACCGGCGCCATAAGCATAAGCATTAATCGGCAGCGACGTGTCCGTGATTAAATTGGTCGTGCTCGGGGGCCGTAGCGATGGCCCAGTAGGCGCGCCGTTGGACATCTCAGTCGACCGTCACCGTCAGCGTCTGGGCATAGAACCGCGCGCTATCCTGGGTATTGATTGGGATCGGAAATGGCACCGGGCCGGAGCCAATAAAATTGCCGCCCGCCGCCGCCGTCCACAGACTGAAGAAGTTAATTGTGCCATAGTTCGCCGTCGCCACCGGATAAGTGATGATCGACGTGTTGGCGGCCACGGTCGGATTGAAACCGGAATTGGCGAACGCCACCGGCCCCTGGCGCGCATAAGCGCCGCCGACGACCTCGTTCGCGCCGGTGTTGCCAGGATCAGCAGTGTGCAACGACACCCAGACATTGGTGGTGAGCGCGGCAATGACGTCCGCTTCGCCGATTGAAGAAAGACCAGACATCAGCCGAAACTCCTTGTCCTCGAGCGCGCCAGCCGCGAGCCGCTCGCGCGCGCTCGCTGAAAGTCAGAATTGAGCTTGCCGATCATGTCCTCGGTCAATTGCTTCATCGCCCCCGCCTTGTCCTCCTCGCCGACCGCATGCAGATCGGCGTGCATCAACGCGGCGTAGCGGTACAATGACGGATATTTGTCGTAGACCCAGCTGTCTTGGTCGTCGCTGAACACCGGCACTTCGGCGAAATAGCTCATGCGGAAAGTGCGGCCGTTCACCTCGTCAGGAATGCCGCCGAAATAGATCTGCCGACCCTCGATGGTGTAGGAGCCATAAGTGCTCTGGATCTGGGTGCCATAGCCGAACGCGTAGGCGTTGTTGGGCAGGCGAAAGAACTCGTCGCGCGGCCGATAGCGCAGCGGCAACCAGCCGCTCGGCGTGTTGGCGGCCATCTTGAGGAAGGTCATCTCCAGCCAATCATCGGGGATCGGCGCGCAGCACGAAGCGATGATCGCGTCATCGGTGTTAATCATCCGATCAATGCGGAGCTCAGAATTGAGCTTTTGCTCAGCGTCGCGGACGAAGCTCGTAAGAAGCGATTGGCTCCAGTCCTCACGGTTCGCGTAATCCGCGATCTGAGCGCAGAAATCGGCGAAGTCGGTCATTGCGCCCCTCCCTGCCAATATTGAAGGGCGCCCTGCATCTGATCCGGCGTGATCCCTGCTTGCTGCCGATTTTGTTGGGCCGCGTACATTTGCTGAGGCGTGAACGGCGTTCCGATCGACGGACTGTCGTTGTGCGGACTCCAGCCGACCGGACTCGGCGCAATCGGCTGGTGAGGATCGATGTACGGCAAGGTGAGCGCAGGCGGCGGACCCGGCCTAGCCGGCATCTGCCGCCAGCCCTGCTGGGGCGGCGGGGCAAAGTAACGATTAAACGATGCGGAATAAGCCCCTGTGTTGGGGTTGGCCGGGTTAGCGGCCGCGCCCGCGTCGACCAAATTACCCGCCCTGTTCATAGAATTGCTGACCGGGTCGGGCCCAAAAGGATCGATGAAAGGCGCCATCTCTTCAGGATCAAAAGCGGGAGCGCCCGTCCGCCGATCTTCGATATTCCGCGAGGTCGGCAGCGGCTGGTAATTCATCCCAAACGCCGACCCATGCGAGGCCGGGTGCTGCACCGGCTGCGGCGGCAGATTGCCAAAGATCCAATCCTGCCAGCCCGCCATCACATCCTACCCATCGCCCACAAGATGATGACGACGATCAGGATCAAGACGACCAGCCCGTTGACGCTGCCGCCAAACCCATAACCGGGCCGCCACGGCGCGCCCTGATAAAACATCGGCCCGACGCCGCCGAGCAGAACGACGATCAGGATGATGATAAGGACAAGGGCGAGCGGACTCATTCAGGCGGCCTCGGAGGAGTTCGACTGAGCCAAAATGCCACCACCGCGCCAAAAGCGGCGACCAAGCCGCCGATCGCGCCCGAGGTGATCTCGTCGGTCGGAATGGTGAACAGGGCGCAGAAGGTGACCAACCCGAGAAAGGCCAGGATCACTAAAAGCGAAATCGTCAGCGTGCCGCCGGTGCGGTCGAATTTGCTGGCCACGATGACTAGAATGATGGTCAACGCGACGGCGATCGCCAATCCTATAGACGCCGGATAGTCCATGATCCGCGGCGTCGGGGGCGGCACGACAAGGTCGTTGGCGGCCATTCATCAGCTCGGCTCCGGCATGGCGGACCCAGCAGGCAGGCCGGGGAGCTCGGCCTCCACCATCGGGGCGGCGGCCGGAATCTGTTTGAGGGCTTTCTTGAACTTCCAGTAATACTCCGCAATCGTGCTGGCTTTGTCAGTGCCGTTGACGATTCGGCGCGCGTTAACCGGATCCTCGATATTCTTCGATTTCGAGAGATATTTCGGCAGGCCAACGCCGGTGAACCAGCCGTGGATCATGCCGTCGTAGCTGACCAAGGCCGAAGTCGAGGCGTGCAGCATCAAATGCGGTTCAGGATAGATGTTGGCGTGGACGCCGTAGCGATCCTTGAGGTATTGCTGGCCGTTTTTGTAATTCGTATCCCAAGTCAATTGGACATGGCCACGGCCATAGTAAGCCACATTGTGCGGCGCGACCGGCTTGCCGTAGGACTTACCTGCGCCTTTGCCGTATTCCTCGATCGGCTGCATGGTGTACGCAGTTTCATGGTAAAATGTCGCCAGCGCATAGGCGAGCCACATCGTGCCGTCGTTCGGATTGGCGGCCTCGAAATGCTGCTCCCAGACCTCGAGCAGATAGTTCATGCCGTCGACCTGAGATTGGGTCAGCGTGCCGTTGAACAGGTCTTTACGGACCGTGTCGAAGAAGAATTTGCGCTCGTAAGGCATTAGACCCTCCCCTGCCAGATCCGCCAGGGCGTCGCCTCTGGACCGTTGAGCCAGATCTTGAAGGCGTCTTCGTCGTGATAGACGCCGCGATGGATCAGATCTTCGACAATGAACTTCGGCAGGCGCGCCACGACCTTGTTGACGCCGTGGCGCATCGTTTCCCGGTCGCGCGCGATGCCTTCGAGGATCGGCTCGATGTCCGTTTGCGTAAGGACATGGAACCGATCAGGCTGATCCGTGTTGTAGATTAGAGTGCGCGCAACACCGTCGCGCGCCTCATATTTTCGCCGCGCCTCGCCCATGTCACGGAGCCGGAGGAGCCTGGGCAATTCCGTTAAACAGAACGTGAGCTAGTCCATTCCGAGTTTCCACCCCCCACTCGACGACGATCATACGGGTCTCCGCGTCGCCCGTCCTCGCCATCAGGTACTGCCGAAACGCTCGGAAGAACCCAAAAGCCGCGTAATCCGGGTCGAGCAAGAGCCCGACGTCGGGCGGCACCCATCGGGAAGGAATGCACTTCACCCGGCCGAAGTCGGTAGCGATCACGTCGACCGTCGAGACGACCTCAGTCTTGCCCACCAGGACTTGGGTGGTCGAGCGACCAACGAAGGTCGAAACCGTCCTTTTGGGCCCGGGCGGCACCACCCACAGCGACGGCGACGCGCCATTCACGTAGGCGAGCTGCATCGCATTGCCCAACATGTCCTCGGTCAAGGCAACCGGGGTGCCAGGCGCAGGGAAGGCGGCGTACTGAGTCGCCGGCAGAGTGCCGGGGGTGTCGGGCGAAACCGCGCCCCCCGCGCCTCCCGTCTTCGACACCGCGGTCGCAATCGCGTGGGTCAGAGATTCGGTGACCCGCGCCGTGGTGCCGTCGACGCCATCATTGCGCGCCTGGCGCGAGCACAATGCCGTCTCCATGTCGCTTTTCAAAACCTTCGAAGCCATGGCCATCTGATGCGCCATTTCCGAAGATTTGCCCGCGGCGTCCGATTCCTCTTGCGAACCTGACACAGTGGCGTCGCGCTCGGAGATCTGGGTCGCGTTCTGCATCCGAATAGTCGGCTGGGCCGGCGAGTTGGCGAGAACAAAACCTTCAACTTGCGCATTGGTCGGGTTAACAACGGGCAAGTGTTCAGTTTGCCAGTCGAAGAACCTGTTCTTGACGTTGCGCCTGCGAATCGCCGACATCACCGGCGTGTCGAAGGGGTCGATGTTATAGATCGCGTTCGACAAGTCTTCTCTATTGCCCACCGCCATATAGGTGGTGAAGGCATTAGTAACTTTTGCCATGGGGAACTCCCGTTAGAGTAGCCTACGAAACACTTCGGCGGTCGCGTCTAGCGATCCACTGCTCGCCTGTCGGCGTAATGCTTCGTCGAGCCCTCTTCGCTGCCCATTCCCATTGAGGGGTGTAGCGGCACCGGGAGTAAGCGTTCGACCTTTGCCTGGGATGACAGCCCTTGGTCTGGCCGCCATCATCCGATCATACCTGCTCGCCTTTAGTAATACGGTCAACATACGTGGATCGTATACTGTGGCGACTTCATACTCGCTGAAACCAGCATTCGCCGCGGTGCGCCGCATCGATTGCAAGTGCTTCTTCAGCGTTGGCTCGTCCGGGATTTTGTTGTCCAGAACGAATTTCGAAAAGCCTTTTACCGCGTAGTCTTGGACCTGTCGATCACGCTCCTGCTGAGCCTGGCCCTCCCTCTCAGCCCGTGCTTGGCGAGAGGCCGCAAGCTTGCTGTAGATTGTCTGAAAGATCTTTTGCTGAGCATGCGCGCCGGCGGGGTCCACTGCGAACAACTGGTCCCAATTGGGCTCGGCCGGGAGCATGTTGACGACATCCTCCTCGTAGTCCTGCTTGGCCTTCTGCAACTGAGCGAAGGTCTGCTGAACATAACCCTGGCGCTGCTGCAACTCCTGGCTGAACTGATTGAGTTGAGCCAGGCGCTTGTGGAATGTCTGCTCGCGGCTGTAACCCCGCAAAGCCTCTTCGACGGTGACGTGAAAAGTCTCGCCGTCCGCGGTTACTTCGAACTTTTCGGCCTCGGAGTCGCGCTCGGAGTCCCTTTCGGCGACGTCCCGTCGTGTCTCGGTCTCCCCGCGCTCGTCTGACCGTGGAAGGTCGTCGGTTTCGGCGGCGATGGCCCAGAAGTCTTCCGGCTCATCATCGGCTCCTGAGTGTCGGTCGTCGGCGGCGGCATCATCGCGCTCCGCTTCATTGGCGCGACGTCGTTCGCCACTCGACCTCCCATCTTCGGCGGGCGCGCGGCGGGATCGTGATGAACCTTCGCCGTCTTCCCTCTCCCGTACTCGGCCATCGGCAATGTCCTTTTCCAGCGCGCGCAGCCTCGGATTGTCGCCGCCGTCGCGCACATCTCCGGTCAGCGGATCCCCCTCGATCGGCCGAGGGGTGAACATCGGTTCTGGTTTGGCTGTCTCATTAATCGGCTGGCCGCGTCGATCGACCGGAGCGACGCGTGGCGCGACCTCATTCGAGAACGCAACGACGGCGTCTTCCATTCCTTCAGGCACGCTATAATCCTCTCTTCATCGCCATCGTTTGGGTGGCGATCAAACTGTCAAGCATGCGCGGAATCGCCTCGAGCGCGATTAACCGTTCGCGCAGCCGATCAGCGGTTTCCCTGTCGGTCTTGGAGTCGAGGAACTCGCCGTACCACTGCGACTTCAGCGTCGCGCAAGCGACGGAAAAGGCGCGATTGTCCTTCAGCCCCTGCGCCTCTCTGGCGAGCTCCTTGATGACCTGAGCGTCCTGGGCCTTGATGTCGTTCACGGCGACCCCCATCGCCCCGCATGCATCTTACGTGACCGCTCCCGGCGCCTCTCCATCGGAATGTCTTGCATGTTCTCGAGGTGGGTTCCCCACCGAAGATGACTCGGGTTGATGCAAGGACCACCAACACAGCCATTTCGCGTGTTGTGCAGGGCATGAGGCTTCCCCGGCGGGGAAGGCCCAATCTCCTCCTCAAGAACAAGGCGACTGACGAGTTTCTGCTTCTTCCAAGCGACACTTACCCGCCCATGCCCAGCGCCGTTCGCTATCGCGCCGGTCCACAAGTAACATCCGGTATTTGGCTCCGGTGTCCAACGATCAGCGAGCTTCTCCAACCAACTCATGGTCGCGGCCTTGGCTTCATTTTCGCAAGTTGTTGTTGATTTTGCAGTGTGGCAGCAGTCGTAAGCGCCTCGTGATCTCGGTCAAGAGCATTCTCTTGAGAATCATGCTCTAAATCAGCGTCCTTGGTTAATGCCCCAGCGACAAGCTTAGCGTGGGTGTTGTGAACATCAGCGGCGTGACCAGTCATGGCTTGATGATGTTGAGCTGCCATTTGCGTCATGGCTTGGGTATGACCTGAATTAATCTGAGCCATCTTGGTCATGTGCTGACTGGCGATTTGCGCTGCGTTAAGCTGCGCCGCGTTGGTCGCCTGCTGATGCTGCCGGGCGCTATCGTCCTCGCTCTGCTGTTGCTGCGCCCAATCAATCTGATTCTGACTGTCGGCCTGGTCGGAGTCGGATTGCGACTTCATCAAAGTCGCGCCGAGCTGACCCATCTTGGTGATGTGGTCGACATGCGCCTTGTGGGCGTCGACCTGCAGTTTGCCCATTTCGTAATCGGTCTTGGCAACGAGCTCCTGGTGGCGCAGCGTCTGCTCGGAGAGCAGTTTCTTGGTATCGAAGTTCTGCTGCCCGGCGGCCTTGGCGGCCTCCATCCGGACTTTCTCCATCTGCGCCTGGGCGGCGATCAAAGCCGGATCCGGCGGCTTAGGCGCATTCTGGATCATCTGCATCTGTTGCGGCGTCGGAGTGCGGAAATAGCGTCCAACGTTTTTGACGTTGGCGAGCGCGAGCATATCGGTGATGGTGTTGAGCATCTCTGGAATGCCGCAGACGGGATTGGAAAGGCCGTAAGTTTGGACGATCAGTTGCTGGTCTTGCTTGATCTGATTGAGCGCCAGCATGCGCGTGAGATCCGAGCCCTTACCAAGGTTAGCGTTGACTTCAACCGCCATCGAGGCGTCAAACGTGCCGGTGTCGTAGGGGATGTACTTGCCACGGATCTTCAGCGTGCGCTGCTGATTGGGGTTTTCGCAGATCTCGTTGTACAATCCGCTGAACAGGTCCTTAAAGCCGGTCTCGCACAAGACTCGAGCGACGAGCTCGATGCGCTCCTGGGCGCCATTGATGACCGCCTCGACCCCGATCATGGTGGAGCTCTGCAGCGCCTTTGGATCGAGGCCTTTCGCGGCGTCCGACAAGCCCGTGCGACGCTGCAGAGTCTCATTCAGCATCTGCAGGACGGGCAACGCCTGCTGGCCGAGGAACGGCGTGTTGGTGAACAGGACCGACTCGGAGGGGTTACCGCGGGTCCGGATGACAGCCCCTAAATCATCGTTGAGGGCGTCATCGACCGTGACCATCAGTTCGTTGATGACAGTCTTTGGATTGATCGCCTCGGCCGCGCTGTCCAAAATCGCGCGGGTCATATTGGTTTTAATTCTCTGGATATCTTCAGTATAATCCGCCAAGCTATCGCCTACGATGGTGTGACTCACCGGGTCGCAGCTAAACAGCGCGAACTTGATCCGGTTAGCCTCTTCATCGGCGACAATCTGTTGATCCGCGCCCATGGTGCAGATGTAGCGAAGCTCCGGCGTCCCATCGCCATCCTTGTCGATCTTGATGTACCACTCGCCATACATCACCCCATCGCCGATCCTGGTGCCCATGAAGCGGGCTGGATTGCGCAATTGAGGCTCGACGGTGAAGGCGCTTTCCGAGGTTTGGATGTGCTCGAGGCAGAGATCGCGATCGTAACCCATGGCGATCAACTGATCGACCGGAACAATGCGCTCGTGGCCGACGACGCGAGAGTCGCGGAACGTCCGCGCGTAGCGGTCGAGCCGCATTTCCTCCGGCGGCACGCCGGCGACTTTTATGATCGGCTTCGAGACTTCGAACTCGATCACGCAATGGTCGAACACCGGCGGGGGAGGCTGAGTTAATGCCGGGGGCAGCGGAGGCGGCGGCGCACCAGCCATCGGGCCAGGCGGTGGACCTGGGGGCGGCCCTGGCGGCGGCTGACCCGTCCCTTGCCCGGCAGCGCCGGGAGGCGGCCCCGGCGGCGAGGCCCCCGCTCGAGGGGGCGCTGGCCCGATGGGCGCGGGAGACGGCATCCCAGCTGTGGGCGCGGACCCCTGCGCCGGGCCCGTGGGAGGCGAGGGCGACGCAGGGGGCGCTGCCCCCGGCGGGGGAGCAGTCGGAATCTGAGGCGGGGGCTGTTTAACCGGCTTGCCGATAGAAACCAGCTTGGCGTTTGGCTCCTCGGACAGCATCAGTTGGATCTGTTCGGCGGTGACGTTAAGAAAGGTTTTCCTCTTTATTTCCTTATGGTCATCTGACCACCATTTAACAAAACCAGTCTTGACGGTAAGAGCATCTTTAAATGCGCCGTACAAAATCAAGAAACCAGGATTGTCATTCCAAAAACTATAGTTAACATAATCTGTGGCTTGCTCTGCGGTGTCTACTTCCTCCTGTGTACGCGGAACTAAAAACACAGGAGCCTCGCTCGCACCAAATAATCTAATGAGCGAAGGAATCATCATCATCACGGCGTCTCGAACATCGGTTGAGACATACGTGCTGCGATTTGGGCTGTTCGTATTGTCTTTATTTAAAATTTCACCCAAGGTCGCATTCGGATCTTCACCGATGTAAGGCTGACCTGGGTTATACGGCCCGATCCAGGGTTCATATCCGTAATAATAGAGCTGAGCGTTCTGGCGATCGATGGCGAGGAAGGAATTCTCGTAATCTTTGGAGTCGCTCATCATCGAGCGAACGTATTGCTTGTAGCTCTCCGGATCCTTGGGATCGTAGGCGCTGGTCGACGGCGCAGTCTGGTCTTTAAAGTGGTAAAACAGTCGTTCCATTGGCCCTCGCGCCCAATGAAAACGACCCCCGCATTGCGGGTTCTAACCCAATCCGTGCTTTCTTGACCAGAGGGCTTGTTTCGCCCGGTCGTGCAGCCAGAGAAACATCGGCGGCGCGACCGGGCCGATAAAGGCGGGCTCGGGGCGCCAGAGCGCCTCGAGCTCGCTTTGCGTGCGTGGTTTACCGCTTCGGCTGCGCCGTGGGCGGC